GTTACCAAGATTCTGAAGAAAAAGTTAGATATTATAATGTTACAAATGACGGTAAAGTAACTTCAGATAATAAACATAAAATGTTTGGTTTTAAACCACACTATAGAACAATAATTTGTGCACCTGTTCAAGAGGGTGAATTTAGAGGAATATAATATGGGAATACCTAAAAGAAAAACTGACATTGAGGTCTACGGAAACAAAGAAACCGAAAGAGGTGACAATGTCATCAATAGAAGACAAGAATTATTAGATAAAATTACTAAGTCAGATAGTTTTTTACCTGATTCAGTTTTACATGAAGACTTAGACGCAGGTATGTTAGACTATGCAAAAAAAACTTTTAAGATTGTCAGTGACGGTAACCAAATACCTGTAATCCCTAAAATTTTAACAATCCAAAGATGGGCTGAGTTTTCAAATAATTGGGATTTTTCGGATGATGATGGTAATATGAAACTACCATTTATTGCAATTATAAGAAAACCCGAAGTTCAACCTGGTACGAATCCGTCAACACAAAGAACAATTCCCGATAGACAAACTTTTCATTATGCAACCGTACCAACGTGGGACGGAAACCAAATGGGTGCGGACATATACAAAATGCCTCAACCTGTGGCAATTGATATGTCATATGAAATTGTTTTTGTTTGTAACAAGTTAAGAGAACTTAATAAGTTTAATAAAATCGTATTACAAAAGTTTTCATCTAGACAATCATATACATCAGTTAAAGGACATTACATACCAATCATTTTAGATGGTATTGAAGACAATACACCAATGGAAACATTGGATGGACGTAGATTTTATTTACAAACCTATAAATTTACAATGTTAGGATTGTTAATTGACGATGAAGAATTTGAAGTTACTCCAGCAATTAGTAGAGCCTTTTTAGTTAGTGAATTTATAACTAATAAACCCGTAACTAAAAAAATAGTCACATCAAATATTGACCTTACATTAGTAACAATAATCGCCGACGGTACTCAAACCGTTTTTGGTGTTGGGGAACCTATAACAAAATTGTTTAATGTATATCTTAATGGTGAACTTTTAATTCGTGATTTAAATTATTTACACATATCGGGAACATCAAGAATTACAACTTTGGGTGCACCTGAACAAGGAGATGTTATTACAATTCAATATTATAGAGGTAAAAAAGACAGTAGAGTTGACAACGTTACTACATTCCTAAACAATTATGGTAAGGTTGTTTATCTGACTGAGGAATCTTTTACTATAAACCCACAGTCAACCGAATTCGTTAATTTAAACTATGACATTGATAGTTTTGTAAGTTTAGATATTAATGGATTAGTCCAAGATGAAAATGATAATTTCATTATTCAAAACACAAAACAGATTAGGTTATTGGGTTTACCATCCGTCGGTTCAGTTATTAATGTGACATACTTACACTAATTTATTCACCATATATATCTTTCTTTTTTGGTTTACATAAATCTTCAATGTGTTTTTCTAAAACTTTATAGATTTTTAAACCATTCTTATCACAATATGATTTTAGCATTTCGTGGTGTTTTTCACCTATCTTAACGTTTTTTTGTTTGTTTTCCATGATAAAGATAATAAAAGATAAATAACTATCTTTTTAAGAAAAATACGGAAATCTTTACTAAAAACAAAGATATTTATAAGATAAGTAATAAAAAAATATTAACCAAACATTAATCGATGGCAAATTCAAACAGAGTATTCGTTTCTCCAGGTGTCTATACATCAGAGAAGGATTTAACATTCGTTGCACAAAGCGTTGGGGTTACCACATTAGGTTTAGTAGGTGAGACTTTAAAAGGTCCAGCTTTTGAACCAATTTTAGTAGGTAATTTTGATGAGTTTAAGACATATTTCGGACCAACTTCACCAATGAAATTCGGTGACGGTAACCCAAAGTATGAATTACCTTACGTTGCAAAGTCTTATTTACAAGAGTCTAACCAATTATTCGTAACAAGAGTATTGGGATTGACAGGATATAAACCAAACAAAACTTTCGGTATTAAAACTATCGGAGGTGTAATTTTACAAGAATTCCAAACTACAAGTGATTATACTGGCGTTACTTTAACTGCCGGAGGTATTGATGATATAACAGCATTATATAGTCATTTATCAGGTATAACTTCTGTAGAGGGTACATCAATCACAGATTATTTAGTTTCTAAGTTTAGTGGATACACTACTGGTGCAACTCACGATAATGAGTGGTTCGTTATTGGACAACTTCCTGAAGGTGAAGTAGAACCAAGTGGTGATGAATTAGTTTCTCCATTAACTGGTAAGTTTAATTCAAATAATCCTAACGGTAAAGAGTGGTATAACTCTTGTTATCATTTGTCAACACCAGGTGATGAAACTACCGTTGATGCGGTTTATTCATATGTTTTTGAATTTGATGGTTCAAACGCCAAATGGGATGTAACAAGATTTGAATATGATGCTGAACATAACTACGAACAACATGGTGTTGTTGTCGCTGCATTAAGATCAAGAGGTCGTTATGTTGGTCAAACATTAACATTAGAAGTTACAGGTAACACACAAATTGAAATTAGTCAAGATGTTGATGATATGGGAGTTAATCCATTAGGTGAGTTTTTAATCAATGTTACTGGTTTAACCGTGACAGGTGGAACTTCATTTACATGTACATTTGACCAAAGTTCAACAAAATATATTTCTAAAGTATTTGGAACTGATGTATTTGATAAGAATTATTCAGATTTTCCATTATATGTACACGAAATATATTCAAATTTATTAAAATCTTCATTTGAAAGTGGAGTAGTTAGAGGTTTATCTATGGATTTTGTTACAACAACCGAAGGTGATAATTTCTTAGGTCAATGGGATACAACAATTTCTCCAATGGTCGTTTCGGAATATCGTGGAGGTAATGTATCTGATTTATTCCAAGTTATTACAATTTCTGATGGTGAATCAGCTAACTTCCAAGTTAAAATTACAGTTCAAAATATTAATTTAGATACTGCGGAATTTGACTTATTAGTACGTGATTTTAACGATTCTGACGATAATCAAATCGTACTTGAAAAGTTCTCAAGATGTTCAATGAATCCTGATTTACCTGGTTACATCGCAAGAAAAGTAGGTACTTCAGATGGTGAATATGAATTACGTTCAAAATATATCATGTTGTCAATGGTGGAAAATCACCCTGTTGATGCATTTCCCGCTGGTTTTAAAGGTTTTGCTTGTAATAGAATTAGTTCATTAACAGGTACAACATACGGAGGTATTATGTATAAAACACAATACCACGACGCTGGTGATATTGTAAAATACGCAGCAGACGGTACAGAAGTAGTAGAATCTGGAGATAAGGTTAGAAAAGTAATGTTAGGTGTATCTTCACAAGTTGGATTTGATAGAGACTTATTGAAATATAAAGGTACAGGTGGAGTTGATGAAACATATGGTTTCCACTTATCACTAAATGCATCTAATATATCAGGTGCAACTCCAACAGAAAAAATGTTTATGACAACACCATACGATTTGGAAGGTCAATCTGGGGTTGATAATAAACTAACATCAATCAATTATCGTAAATTTACATTTATGGTTTTTGGTGGTCGTGATGGTTGGGATATTTACAGACAAACAAGAACAAATGGTGATGGATACATTTATGGTAAAAGTACATACACAAGTGGTAAAGAAGTTAATGGAGGTGTCTTTAATGACGACTTAGGTAATTCAGATTACTATTCTTATTTACAAGGTATTGAAACATTTGCAAATCCTGAAGCTATTGATATTAACGTGTTTGCAACACCAGGTATTAACTTCCAAGATCATTCTTCATTAACTACTCAAGCAATTGATATGGTTGAAAATGATAGAGCAGATTCGTTGTATATCATGAATTCACCAAATATCACAGGTACAACTGCCGCTGACCAAGTAATAGGTATCTTAGATGACGCATCTATTGATTCTAACTACTCGGCAACATATTGGCCTTGGATTCAAGTAAGAGACACAGATAATGCAACTCAACTTTATATTCCACCAACAGGTGAAGTATTAAAGAACATTGCATTAACTGACAACGTTTCTT